CAAAAAGTGGGATGGTCTCTCACATCCCACCCTAAAAAGATTTAAATTTTCAATCCCTATGCTGATACTTCTTCCCACATAAGCGAGAAGAGGGCGCATGCCGTATTCGCCGCAAAGCTATATACCGCCACATAATATCCGGGCGGAACAATAAGTGATCCATCAAGATCGATCTCATTAATCTGAGCGACCAAAGGCACTGTTGTGGCTCCTGTCCCGACCTGTCCAAAAACCTGCTCCAATACCGGAGCGCCAACAAGGGTGCATCCATTATCGACCAAGGCTACCGATGCCGCACCGCCGACATAGCGGTTTCTTGGGGTGATCGCCGCAGCCGCATCCCCCGCGTCAAGGCCAGTCATTAGGCCGATTACCGTTGCCGCTATTGGAGCTGCGATAGTAAACGTGTATCCAAATCTAAGCATCACGAGGTCTTTCCCCGATGTTGCCGGATTTTCGACAACAAGGCCGGTATAAGCCAAAGCCATTGCCGCCGTCAAAGCCACTGCCGCCTGATTCGCTACAACAAAAACCCGCCCCGCCTTGACTGCCTCATAATATTTTCCGTGGCTGTCAATGACGAGCCCGCCCTCCGTGCCCATTCGGAGCGGATTTATAGTTCCTGCCGCCACTGAAATTGTCCCAACTTTTCCTTCTGCCTGCATTTTATGTTACCTCCTTATGGTAATGCCTGTGTAAGCGCATAGATTAAGGTCAAATCCTCGACCCAGTTTGAGCCATCCCAAATCCAACCCTGCCCCGTGTTTGTTTCAAAAAAGGTCGAGCCTACTGGGGCCTCGGTTGGCTTGGTGTCGATTGAAAGACCGATCCATCTCTGGATTATGGTTACTAAATTTACCGCCATATCAACCTCCTTTTACAGTAACGCCTCCACATATGCGCCGTCATCTATCGGCACATAGAGTAATGAGAATTTCGCGGTTCCTGCCGTCAGAACGGCAGTAGTCGTTAAGCATCCGATCTGACCGACTCTCTGGACTCCAGCCGCTGTCCGCATATGTCCAACAACCATGAATGTAACCGGACCTACTGAGATACCAGCAGTACCGTTCACACTTGCGGCGGTCGCAACACTTGTGCCAGCCAACGAGATTCTGCGTCCTGTAACAAATCCGTCGATGCTGGTGGAGACTGCGGAGAGTGCCGCAGCCGCCACAACTGGAACCGTTGATGCGAATGTCCAGCCGAACAAAGCTCCAGCTCCAGCCAATGTCGTTGCTCCCACCTCTCCCCAAAGGCCGAGGATCATTATGCGGTCATAGACAGTGAAGAGACTGGCCTGGACTGTGACACCCCAATTCAGATAACTAGTCTCGGTCGTCTCGACCAGTAACCCGCGGTTAATGTCTCCAATTCTTGCGATAGTAGATGGACTGTAATTCATTTTCATCCTCCTTGGGCTGGTCCTGTTCGGACCCCACCCGGATTAATGAGGCGACCATATTTCAGGCCGCCAAGATTGTTTTAAGTTAACGCCGTCAGGGAACGATTGCCCACATAACGTGGTTCAAGAACTGCATGAACCTGAACATTCCCTGTAGCGCCGCCCGGATCAGTGAACTGAATCGTCAACCATTCCTCCGCATTGGCAATATCCATTGCGGCTGCATCAACCTCGATGATCAGCATGTAATTATCATATGTTCCATGTGTGAGGGTGATTGAGTTGGCGTTTGTCCATGCCTCCAGAACATCGCAATTCGCTGCCGCAGCAGCAGCGCCGCCGAAGGCATAATTGAAATAAAGGGCCGATGTGCAGGCCGCATCCGTAGCGCCACTGTAAACGGCAACCGTACAGCTTGCGACGCCCAAGGCCTGAAGACCAACGATGAACGTACACTTATGAAAGCCCTTCATGTTGATTGAATCGCCGGGCATATCAGCGCCGGTTGTGAGATCAAGATCGCTCAGTATCGGAACGATCTTATAATTTTCTGATAACATGTTCTTATCCTCCTTATGATACGCCGGGGCTATCCACCCCGGCCATATTAATTGTTATGCCCTTGCCGCCAAAGCCACAAAATGCGACTGGGTTTCAGACCCCTTATACGGTGTCAATGCCGAAGCCCTTATGGGCTGCCCATCCACTCTCATGGTGAAACGGAAAACCGATTCATCATAAATAAATCTCACATGAATCGACATATCCGATTTGATTCCGCCCTTCTCCGCCAGAATGTAGCCGCTCTGGAGATCCGCAAAGATGATATCGCCAAGGTCTCCGAGACTCGCAGCCTGCTCAATGGCGATCACCGGACGCCCGAACAGCGTCCCATAGGGCTGCCCGCTCAATCCGCCTGCAGGCATATATATCGGAATCCCGCCTGTGCCTACAGCTAAGGACATCGTGAATAACTGCGGCTCGATATTCTGGTTGATGTACCATTCGGCCTTGGCCCGGCTTGATGCGAAAATTCTGGAGTACATCTTGATGACATTCTCTGCCACAACCGTATCTGCCTTCTGCCCTGTCTCCTTTGCCACGGAAACGAGACACCCTGCACCAAGGATGCCAAAAGGCTGTCCCGCACCTGTCCCATTAATGATCGCATCGTCAAGAAGGAATCCGAACTCAGAAACGAACCCTGTGCGGATCACGCCCTCTAAGGCCGCCGCATCGTCAAGAAGCTCGTCTGTCGCATAGCAAAGGCCGATCAACTTTTTGAGGGATAGCTCGATCTTCCTGAATTTCGGCTTGCTCTTGGTCTTTTCCGCTGCCTCCTCTTCCCAATAACCGAGAATCCCACCATAACGAGTTGAAGCGCGAGAAGTCTCGTCAACGCCATTGATTTTGATGCTGTTGGCATTGCCAGAAATCGGAATCCTGCGACACTTGGAAGCGAGAATACCTGTCGCGAATACATCCTGCAAAAGCTCTGCGGAAAAATCCTGCTGGACCAGAAATCCGCCCTCCGAGGGAACGGTCTCGCTCAATCCTGATGCAGCGGCCCGAATATTGCGAAGCCGGGGGTCGACATTCCCGCCAGGCACGCCAGCCCGCATAACTGCAGACATCTGCTCCCCAAAAGTTAGGAATCTATCTTTATTGCCACGATCTTCCACCAATATAATCGGTTTCGTAGCCAATGGCGCAACAGGCTTTTCTAACTCGGTCGATATGCGTTCCTGACGCTCCTGGGTGGCAACAATCCTTTTTAATTCATCAAGCCCGTCCATAAGCTCATTTTTCAGACTGATTTCGGCCTCAGACATATCCCTGTTTTCAGCCACGCATTTTGCGTCAATATCCCCTACCTTTTTCATTAGGCGGGTAATATCTTCTCTGTACTGACTTATAGTTTTCATGCTATAAACCTCCTTTTTAATTGTTTGATGGCACTGCTACTTCTGCCCTTATATACAACTCCATCCAGCGATCCACTTTTGCAGGTGATAGAGGCTTCACATCCCGTGGAGCATCTGTTTTTAAGGGGTCTACTATAAGCCGATCTTCATCCCGAAGATCGTCCGAGTATCCCTTCGCAAGAATGGTTTTCGCCATTCTTGAGCTGCAGCCTGCATCCCGCAGGACACGCTCAATATCTCTTGCCGATGGCATTTCCTTGCTGCCATTTAAAATCTTTGGAATATGTTTAAATCCCATCTTCGCCATAACCGGAATGAACTTAGCACATGCAGCCATGTCCATTTCATTGCCAATCTCATCCACGAATCCTGCCGCCTTGGCTTCATCGGCGTTCATCCATGTTTCTAAATCGAGCAATTCTTTAATTGCAGAATCTGATTTCCCGCTCTTTGTGACATAAGCGCCGATCATGGTATCCCGAACCTTATCCAAAATATCAGCTGTCTTTCGCATATCCTCGGAGGTTCCAATCACCAAGCCGGATGGATTGTGTAACATGTAAATTGCATTTGCAGCCATGATAACTTTCTCGCCAGCCAGGGCAATGACAGAAGCAATGGAAGCCGCGATGCCGTCTATAAAACTGGTAACTGCAGCCGGATGACGTTTTACGGCGTTATAGATTGCTGCGCCGTCAAATACCTCACCCCCAGGACAATTGATATGCATATTGATCCTGGGGCTCTTGATAGCATTAAGCTCAGCAATAAACTCTTTTGCCCCCACCCCCCAGATGCCGATTTCCTCATAAAGCCATATCTCCGATATATCGGATTTGGCTTTTATTTCATACCATTTCATTTTCAAATCCCCCTTATTAAATAATGCTTTTGATTCTTTTTCCTTTTTGCTTTCTTCCCAAATGGAATTACATATTGCATTTGCCTGTGATCCATCCTTTGCCGTACCCTCCTCAATAACGATAGGAATACACCGTTCAATAAATTCATCCTTTGTTTCGTCTTTTTCTGGAGTAGGCATTTTCATTTCTCCTTTTAATTAAAATCGACCCTCCCGATCACCATTTCCATCAGTCGGTGATGGCTGTGGGATTAACGACTTCCCCGCATTTTTCTCCAAATATTCCCGCACCATGTTTATAGGAATCATATTCATTGGGATAAAATGCTCATCCCCATTTTCTATGGGGTCTTTATCCTCCAATGCCCTGATTTCATTTAGGGAATATGCACCAATATTAAACATCACACGATAAAAGTTCCCACGACTAACTGCATCACCGCGCATTAAACCTTCTAAAGAATGTTTGAAATATAGACGTCCATAGCCAGCAAGTGATTTATCACTGGGA